ATCCAATTCCTTTTCCTGCACCCGATCTAAAAAAATTTCCAATAGTGCTTCCTTTACCAAATCCTGCTGTTCCACCAAATAATTTGGGAGCAAAATAAGCACCTGCTCCTATCATAGCAGCTTTACCTAAAGGGCTTTTAAATACTTTCTTAAGAGGCTTAGTAATTTTCTTTGCAATCTTACCTAGAAAAAACCCTTGTCTGGGTTCTAGGTCCATGATTCCGCCACCTGCTCTTAACTGTCTTGCTTGTTGCATATTAGATATTGCCATAATTTAACCTCAAATAATCGTTTTAACTTGTTTTTCCTAACAAATCAAGCGGAGGCATAATAACTGTTAGGTCCTGCGCTATGTCTTCTTTGGGTATTCCAAGCTTCTCCCACTCCTCTTTTGTCTTATAAATAGCCCCTGTTTTCTTGTGTCTATATTGACTTATAGTCTTTACTGCATCTATTACTGGTATATCATCCATTAGTCTACCTTATCCTTCCTTATGTTTAAATAACTAATAGCTACATCAAAAGAGTCTGCACTGCTTGATGCAACTGTTAGAACCTTACCGCCTTCTACTACCAAAGGAACGGTTAGTAATTCTTCTGTTTGGTTAGCTGTCAGAGCAGCTGTTTTAATTGTAGTAATACTGTTGTTAGTAACTGTTACTGTAGGTGTACCTGCTGATGTAACTTTTATAGATTTTACAATATATGTTTCATTAACTAACGGGTTTTGTACACTATCTGTTGTGCCAAACATAGTCTGTGGATCTGTTGATGTAACGTTATCTACGCCAAAAAATTTAAATAAGTTTACTGTTGCCATTATTCTAAAAAGAAAGCTTTAGCTTCTATCTCCTGTTTAATTTCATCTTGAAACGTAGAGTTAAGTTTATTAATTACGTTATCTAAATCTCTAACCAAAGATTGAAATGTACTCTGATCGTATTCTTTACTAGCTCTAGTTAATGATTGTACTATCTTTGCCATTAACTGCTCCCTGAAAAACCTGTTGGATTTGAGTCATACTCTTCTCTTGTATCAGCTCCGTCAAATCTATCTCCAGTAGTATTTCCTGATCCACCAAAGTAATTGTCTAATACAGCAACTTCTTGAGCTTTCATATTAGCCATTTGTTGTGCCTCAGCTGCTGCTAAAGCTTTTTGCTCTGCTATTAATCTATCTTTTCTGTCTTGTAAAAATTTACTTAATTGTCCTTTTCGTTGTCTTGTAGCTTCTATTGTAGCCAATCTTTTATCTATTGCTGCTGGTATGCCTTGTCCATAACGAGAAGATATATTGTATCCTTGCATTTCACTATCTACAAGCTCGCCTGTTTCAGGATCTATATATTGCATTGGTTGATTATCTTGGTTGCCATAAAAATTTGCTACAATTCTTTCAGAATCTGTAGGCCCTCTACCAGACATATCAAAACCAAATTTACCACCACCTACTGCTCCTAGTATTATGGGAAGTATTCCTGCACCAGGAATCATACTACCAAGCATTGCTCCTCCTTCTGTTGCTCCTTGTGTGGCTAAAGCTCTTACTCCATAGTTGCCAATTGTTCCTGCTAAATCTTTAGCTTTTTGTCCTAATGAAGCATTGTATACTTGTCCGTCTTTACCAAACTCATCATATACATTAGGCTGCATATTTGTGTTAGGCCCTATTTCAAATAAATTATCTTTTTGATTAAAGGGAGTATCAACAGTTGTAATGCCGCCACCGCCACCTGTAGGTGCTCCATATATATTAGTATTGCCACCATACATCATGTCTACATTAGGTGCAGATGTATTAAATGTTATAGGTGCTCTACCTTGAAAGTTTTGAAGATAAGGATCTTGACTTAAAAATTTATTACCTGCATCGTAACGTTCTTTATCTATTCCTATTAAAGCTGCTAATGACATTATCTTCTACCATCCGGTTGTATATCTAATCTAAATGTACCTAACTTCCAGTCTTGTGAGGCTGCAGTGTTAGATATTTTTAAAGCAATTGCTCTCGCTCTTGCTCTAGTGTCTACCTTATCAGTGGTATTCGTTACTGTAAAGGGCCCTAATGAAGAGCTAGCTGCTGCATTATTAGGATAATCTCTTAACAATAATGTAATTGTAGTATTACCTGTTTGAGATATAAAGTCTGGTATAATTCTTCTTATCTTCATTAAAAATTCCCCATCACCTCTAAGATCCGGCATACCAATAGTTTGTCCTTGTGCCGTTCTTTTTTGTGTAATGTCAAAATCTCCAGATGTAATTTCTGCTAGAATAGCTGTAACAACTCCTCCTGCTTTTACTTGATCAGTTCCTGTTTCATGTTCATAGTATATAGAACAACCATCTGTATTACCTATTACATCAGAGGCTGTGCCATCGGGATCGTATTCTGTTGCGTGTGGTTTTGCAAACACAGCAGAATCAGCCCATGCAGTTCTTGATAAAGTTCCTGTAGTCCAGATTGCTTGTTTAGGACTAGCTCTACTATAAGACTCAATGTAATTGTAAGACACCATATTGTTTATAGCTAAAGAAGTACCTGATGGATAAAACCATATAACTTCACCAAACAAGTTGTTTAGTCCTACGTTAATTAAATCTCTAGGTGTAGAGTTTAGATTGTCATAAACAAAGTCTTCTACTAAACAGTCCATAGATTCTAGTTGACCATCGTATTTAAAGAAACCATTTTCTGACATCCAAAAAGCTGTGCCATCTACCTCTACGCATGCATTCTTACCTATTAGTCCACAGTTACTACCTATCTGTTGGAATGAGAAAGTAAATGGTGCACCTACAAAGGTCATTAAAAATAATGCGGTATCGGTCCAAACATAAATTGCATCCCTACCTCGTATAGCTCCCATAATTTTAGAACCTGCGGCAAGTCTTTGTGTACCTGCGGTGTTCTCTGCAGTTACGGTATATGCATCTGTGCCGTCAATATTCTCTTGGTCAGAGAATCTAATAAACATAGCGTCTTGTGATGACTGACTGCCTACGGTCGTTTCTGTTCCAAAGAATACTAAGTGTCGATCCGGTGTAGATACTAACACATGCCTTGATGCTGTCGGTGCGTTTGCTATTATAGTTGCTCGTGTTGACGTTGCATTAGTAGCAGCTGCATCCCACTCAAAACATCTACCGTTATATATTAGTGCAATAAGTTTTGTGCCATAGTTATCTAATACCCATAAACCAGGATCAATTGTAAAGTCAGCAGAAGATGCTTCACCCCATGCCACATAGTCAGATATATTTAAAACACTTGCACCACCGCTATGTGTTGCTTTTGTAGTTCCATTAACTCCTCTTGCTCCTCCGCTCAAAGTATTTGTAGAAGTATTATTAGCTGTAAAACTTATATCTTCTGTTCCAATTCTAATTTCTCCTGATGATGGAAAAGCTGCAGTGTTTGCTAATACAATATCTGTTGTTGTTAAATCTGTTAAAGCTGTTGCTAAAGTAGTTGTAGCTGCTCCTAAAGCTGTTCCGCCATATAAACCTGTACCCCAACCAAAACCTCCAAGTTGTTGTGCTGGTCCTACATGATAGTAACATAATACAGATGTAGATCCTGCCGTGCTCATAGGCGTCCCTGTTTCAGTAGAAGTCATTGTAATAGTAAAAGTCGTAGTTGTAGGTATGGCTGTT